ATAGACCTCGACCGGCTTTGTGATGCGGATGTTTACCCGGCTGTGCGGCAGGCGGAGCTCGCCGTTTTCGGCGCGCATGCGCTCTCCGCATTGTATGTGTCCTTCGGCCCGCACTGCTTTGATGTTTGCGTTCCTGCATTTCGGTGAGCAGCACGGCTTGTATGTTCTGTACTGCCGCAGATAGCTCGGCGTCCGGTAAAATTCCTTCCCGCACTGCGGGCAGATCAGCTTGATTAATTCCTGCTTCATGATGTTCATCCTTTCGTCTGGGGGCCGGTATTCCGGCCCCCGTAGGCAGGACGGGCTTTCACCGTCTGCGCACCGGCGCGCCGCGCTCGCTTGTCAAACGCTGCGCATTTCCGGGCGAGCCGCCCTTGACTGCCGTCAGGCGGCTTATAAAGAAGGAGGCAAGCGATGCACGGAGGCTATGCGAGACCCCCGTGTGGGGTAACGTTGACTGGTTCCGTTCGCGCGCACGTTCCACACGCGCCTTTTATCCCCGGCGCACAGAGCTTGAGGGAGCTTGCCGTGCGCCGGGTGCAAAGCCAGGGTGATCCTCCCGCAGCCGTCTCAAGGCAAAGCGGCTGCGGCATATGTCCAAAAAAATAAGGTTCCCCGGCTGATTGCCTATTCCTTGGTGCTGATATCCTTGTGCAGCAGGCCGTCCTCGCTCTTTTTGAACGGCAGCGCCTTGCGCCGCGCCTGCTCCTCCGGATTCCAGCCGCACCGTTCGCAGAAATCCGGTGCGAGTTTTGCGTACTGGCAGGCGTTTCCGCCTTTCGGCAGGCCGCACCCTGCGTGCGGGCTGCTCTCGTTTTTTTCTTCCGGCATGTTTAAATCTCCTGTATGTCGATTCCAAATTTTGACCGCATGAATTTTCGGTTGCGCAGATACTCCTTTGTCCGCGTCGGCTTGGACTTCACATCTTCGACGACGAGCTTGCCGCCGAATTTGTACGAAAAGTCCGCCGTGTACCGCACTGCGCGGATGCGCTCGCCGGTTTCGGTGATGTAGCTCTCCTGCAAGGTGAACTGCGGTTGCAGGCGCAGATCGGAGATAATGCCAGCCCGGAGCATCACCATCAGCTCGTCATACCGCCGGGCCTCCTTCTGGCTGTCAAAGCGGATCCCGGCCCGCTCGGCGGGCGCGTTGTGGTACTTGGCCGCAGCCTGCTGCGCCGGCGTATCCGGAAGCACCTGTTTTGCGTAAGCCTCCCGCATCCTCGGCGGCATGTCCGCCATCGATTCAAACCGCAGCCCGCTCATTCTGGTGTTTCTCCCTTTTTCACTCCGTATCTGCAAAAATCATTCTCGGTTGGGCAATACATGCCGTGCTCCTCAGAGCAGATGACAATACCGTTTGCGTCGGTTCGCACCTTGTGTTTGCAGTCCTTGCAGTACACGATTTCTACGGTGTTAATGGTGGGCGCATCGTCCAGATAGTTAATAATCGAGTCAAACTCCCAGTCTTCGATTTCGCCTTTTTGGTGGTTCTCCATCGCCTTGTTGTAGACTGCATCCGCATCAATCAGTCGCATGGTTGGCCTCCTTATCGCACGAGGAAAGCACGCGTTCGTCCAAAAACGCACGCGCCGTGTATTCCCCGCCGCAAAACGGGCACGGTTTCAGTTCAGCCATCCTTCTTGCCCTCCAATCTGTTCAAAGTAAAACTTGATCGGTTTCTCGTGCTCGATAACGTTGCCGTAGGCAACTCCCACCTTGTAGATGTAGTTCTCCCTGAGTTTGCGCGGGATCTCCTCGATATAGCGCCGGAATGTCTCCAGCGTGTTTGCCCGCTTGTAGTGGTTGCACATCCGGCAGGCAGGCATGAGGTTTGAAATATCATCTGTTCCGGCTTCTTCAATATCCCACGCTCGCAGCGGCCGGAAGTGGTCTACCTGCATATCTCGGATATCGATAGACCGTCCGCAGTAGGCACAGTGGCCGTCATACTTCGCATAGACCGCTTCCCGTTTTTTCTTACTGAAGCTCATCCCTTGCCCTCCATTTCCTGAATCGCCCGCTCGGCTTCGGCGCGCGTCAAAAATATGCTCTTCCCGATTGCATTTTTATCGAAAGCCGGGCCGCCTGCCGTCTCGTAGATGACCTCGCGCACCGTGTGCTCATACACCCTCACCCCGTCAGTCTCGTACACCTTGCACGGCAATATAATGACGCGGTCGTCCTTGTCGGCCTCTGCAAGCTCGCGGAGGCGGTCAAACCCGCCGCACAACTCGGCAATGTCCTCGTAGGCTTTCAGCCGTCCGTACAGATCGCGGGCCATCTTGCGGAAAATATCCTTGCCAAAGCCGTTGCTCGTCGGGCCGTTGATCATCACGTTGAGCGTGCTGTCCCGGCTCTGCTTCCAGTCGATTTCCTTGCCGCCGATCGCGGCGTGCAGAAATCGGTCGGTGCCCGGGTCTACGTTGATATTAGGACTTGTCAGTCGTTCCATGTCTCTTCCTCCACATACCGCCAGCTCTGCGGCGGGCGGGTGATTGGCTTGGGTTTTACCTTGAGCGCTACCTCTACCTCATTTGGCACAGCGTAAAATTCCCGCAGTTCGCGCGGGGTGTCGTAAATCTTGAGATTGGAAATGTTGATGATCTGATCGCACAGAAATTCCCCGATAACCTTTTGCCGCTTATCCCATAAGCCAGTGGTCGGCGCTTTTTCCGTCTTTATGAAAACCGGCTTGCCGTGATACGTCTCTCCATAATTCTCATCGCCGTCTTTCATAATGGTGAGTAGCTTTTCCTCCGGTTTTGTGCAGTAGATATAGCACTTAAACGGCGTATCCATCTTCGGGCGAGTCTTGCGCACCTCAATGGTCTTCTGCCCTTCCATGATCTTCTGGCACCACTCCGGGCGAATGCTGATTAAAACAGCTATCATGCCTTTTCTCCTTCCTCCGGCACTTCCGGCAGCGGCATCCAGTGGGTGACCTCCACGTCTTGCCCCCATGTATCAAACCATTCGCCGTATGCGTAATTTGCAATGAGTGCATCCCCGTCAGCATTTAGCGCAAGCTGCGGCATATCATACTCTGGCGTTTTTTCTATCACGGAAATCCACCGCTGTTTCTCCCGCAGCGCCGCATTCTCGGCGGTCAGGCGCTCGATGAGGTCGGCTGCGCACTTATGCATCTCGTCCATGCAGTTTTTATAGCTCACTGCCGGGCAGCGAGCGCACGGTGCCCCAAATTGGCAGCGCCGCAGCGCCTGCACGATTTTCTTGTCTGTCATAGCGCGTCTTCCTCCATTCCTTCAAGAACCATTTGTCCCGGCAGTTCATCCGGATTTAACAGCGCG